AGTTGGTATGAGGGTGCCTTGGTAGATGCTATTCCGATGATTCCAGATAGACTTAGTTATAGAGAAATGGCATTTGATACATTTAAGTATCCTAGCGAATGGACAGAATCGTTTGAAGCATTTTCTATTCATCGTAAAGAAATCTGTATGAAAATTATACAGTACATGGAAAATTACGAAAAGTTTTTGCCAAGCCTAAATAAACAAGTACATACATTAACAGAAAACTTTTTTAGTTGCAATAAACTGCTAGAGAAGTTAAAATAAAACATATGTCATCCACGACATTAACTCGGAGAAATTTAATTGACAGATAAAAAACTAACAGGCCTAGACGCAATGGCAGGCGATTGCGGATATCAAGAAGCATATCTTTCTGATGTACTACGCTTTAAGATGAAACGGGAAGGTAAGCGTTTCTGGGCTGGTGATAATATCAGCGACTACTTACACGAAACTGATAAAGAACACCTTATCAACGAAGCAACCGAAGCATTTGAATTGGTGTTGGATCGTTTGCTTATCGATCGTGAAACAGATCCTAACTCGCAGGGCACAGCGAGAAGATTGGCCAAGATGTACTTTAACGAAATAATGGCAGGAAGATATGAAACACCACCGGACGCAACAGCATTCCCCAATGACAGCACAGATCGGTACGAAGGTATGTTGGTGGTTAGAAGTGAGCTTCGTAGTATGTGTAGTCACCACCACCAGCCTGTATCTGGGGTGGCTTATATTGGAATTATTGCGGCACAGAAACTTATTGGGTTAAGCAAGTACACACGTATTGCACAGTGGTGTGCCCGCCGTGGAACTCTCCAGGAAGAGCTTGCTAATGACATTGCTAGAGAAATTGCCAAAGCCACAGGCTCCAAAGATCTAGGCGTCTACATACAGGCCACACATGGCTGTTGCGAGAATCGCGGCATCATGGCACATAGTTCTTTGACACAAACCACTGTGTTAAAAGGCGCATTTAAAGAAGATGGTAATACAAAGAAAGAATTCTTTGACAATATTAAACTACAACAGGAGTTTGCCCCAAGATGAGAACACAATTAATTCAAGCCAGTAAGCAGCATTATCAAGCACACATTGAGAAACACCGTATCAATGTAGAAGTCATGCTGAATAACCCTACGGCTATCCCAGAACACAGCGACATAATGGCAGCTATTGAAAAAGAAGTAGCAGTGATAGCGGAATTTATGGACAAGTTAGAAGTGCTGGAAAAATATTTCAAGGTATGATATGAATACAGCTAAAGATATATCTGACAATCTCATACATAGAATGAAACATCTACAAGAATTTGTAGTTGAACGAGACTGGGATTTAATCCCTGCAGGTGTAATTAAATTTAATATCCAACACACAGTCGGCGAACCTGCTAGGATTTTCGTGCATGCTATGACACAGCAAGAAGCTGAACAGCAGGTCGATGACTGGTTTGGTGAGGGAGTAGAATAATGCTCTTCGCCCTGGGTATGATAGTTGGAATCGTCGTTGGTGCAATTTTATGGATTCTTATTAGGAAATAATCATGTGGTTCAAACCTCTACGTGATGACTTAATGGTACAACAACAGATCACTAACTCGTGGGAACACTTTGTAGGTGTGATAATGCTTAATCAAACTGGTCGCAAAGCAGTAAAAACCTGTTTACCCGAATTTCTATATTGGTTTCCCGATCCCCATACACTAATAAATGCTGACGAAGAATTTGTTAAAAGCATAATTCAACCACTGGGCATGGTTAATGTCCGTTATAAGAGATTGATTGGAATGAGTCAAGACTACTTGACTTGGAACGGAAATGATGCTACAATGTTATATGGCATCGGCAAATATGGCTCAGACAGTTATGAGATCTTTTTCAAACAGAATTATACTGTCGAACCTACTGACAATGAATTAATCCGTTATCTAGACGAAGAGGTAAGAGATGTTGTTGAAACTGCTTGAAAGATTAAATCGCAAACGCATCATTTATGATCGTGTTAACAACGAACCTTACCTTGTGAGGTATTATCTCTTTTTGAAAGAACGTGAACGTTTTCCTTTCAACGTATTCTTGCACAAGTTTCTCAAAGGTGATCCAGATGATGTTCATGATCATCCCTGGCCCTATGCTACAATTATTTTGAAGGGCGGATATTATGAATGGATTCCACAATTTAATTCTGATGGTACAAAAAGTTGTGAGATACGTAAATGGCGAGGACCTGGGCATTTTCGTATTTGCAGTTCTAATTCTTATCATCGTATTGAGCTTAAGCCTGGTGTAACAGCCTGGACTCTGTTTATGCCGGGTCCTCATCGTCGTGAATGGGGATTTTTAGTCAAAAACAAATGGATACAACACGAACAGTATCTCAAGGACAGAAATGGACAAACTCAAAATCAGTCAGCATGACGTACAGTCACTGATAGCTAGAATTGGCAGAACTATCTTAGTCAACGCTTGGAAACCTGACTACATAGTGGGCATAGTGAGAGGCGGATTAGTGCCAGCACTATACCTCAGTCATTATCTCAATGTTCCCATGCATACTCTCAATGTCAGTCTGCGTGACAACGAGGAAGGGGAGTCTAATCTTTGGATGGCTGAAGATGCGCTCGGTCCGAATTCTAGAAATAGAATCGTTGACGATGAAAATGATATCGCAGGAATATTATCTGCTGCCAGCGATCTACTAGAAAACGGCGGTACATATAAAAATATCCTTATAGTGGACGACATCAATGACCAAGGCACAACACTGAACTGGATCATGAAAGATTGGCCGAGTGGATGTTTTCCAGACGACCCCAGCTGGAATGAAGTATGGAACAACAATGTTCGATTTGCTGTGCTGGTAGATAATCTTGCCAGCAAGTGCAATGTCAAGATGGATTATGTTGGTATGGAAATTAACAAGGCAGAAACAGATGTATGGATTGATTTTCCTTGGGAAGATTGGTGGACTAAATGATCGATTCACTGATAAAAGTACACTGCACAGACGCAGGTAAGAGTTTCGACATGCATGTGATTGGATACAAACCCAAGGCGTTTTTAGAAGTGGCTTTTCAGACAGTGAAAATTAGATTGTCCTATCTAGAACGCACTCGTGCATTTGCTGGCAGTTTAGGAGGTAGAGAATTTGTGATCAGAGAAGAAGAGTTACCTCAAGAACGCAAGGAGTTTAGGAGATGAATGACTTAAAGAAAGTAGTGCCTTGGGAGGTAGATTGTATTGACGATTCGAAAGGTGCTCCCTGGACTGAACTGGTAGACGAAGATTTCCATGTAAAAATCTTCCGGGATGGATATCCAGTCACAGAAGGACACCTTCTGTTTGTGCCTAAATATAATAACTTCGCAGTGTTAAATGATGCGTTTGCCAGTGCTATTCGTTGTGGAAATCGTAAACTAATAGAAGGTGAATGGGATGGATTCAATATTGGTATAAACATCGGTGAAGCTGCTGGACAGACCTGTAGCTGGCCACATGTGCATTTGATCCCTAGACGCAAGGGAGACATGCCAGATCCCACAGGCGGTGTGCGACATGTGATTCCAGAAAGAGGCAACTATAGAAAATGACTAGGATCACTGTGCCTTGGAAAAATCAATCCAACACATGGTGGAATGAGACCTGTGCGAATATTTTAGAGCATTTCGGCCTGCCAGGGGATAGGTATGTCACTGAGATCACTGCGGATCACATGCATTTTGATTTCTCCAATGACAAAGATGCACTAATGTGTAGAATAATGATCAGTGATAAAATATGAAACATTTTGTCTATATCTGTATTATGATTATTTTAATTGTGATTTTGACACAATGTAGTCCTCAAGGCAGATACTATGACTGCAGAGATGCACACTGGCATCCGGATTATCCCATAGAAGTCAAACAAGAATGTGCTAGAATGCGAATAGAGGAATGGCACAGACTACATAAAGAAATTGAATCCAAGGACAGATATATATAATGCAGACATGGACACTGACAGTGGAAGAAGGCGGCATCATATCGCTGCCACAGGATCTTTTAGATGCCACAGGATGGCGAGAAGGTGATTGCCTACATTGGATTGACCAACAGGACGGGTCTTGGCAATTGGTCAAGGAAGATTTGACAACCTTTATAAAAAGTGGTATAATAAACGATGAGTAAATTAAAAATAGCAGAACTTTTTTACAGCATACAAGGCGAAGGCAGATATATGGGTGTGCCCAGTGTATTCCTTCGTACATTTGGCTGTAATTTCAAATGTGCAGGGTTTGGTATGCCCAAAGGTGAATCCAGTAATGAAGTGGAAAAGATTGCGGCTCAGATACATTCTTTCAAAACTTACGAAGAATTACCATTGGTTTCTACTGGCTGCGACAGTTATGCTAGTTGGGATCCACGGTTTAAAGACCTATCACCGATGCTTACATCAGACGCCATCGCAGAAAGAATCTGTGAGATCTTGCCTTATAATAAATGGGAAGATGAACACCTTGTGATCACAGGCGGTGAACCTTTGCTAGGATGGCAACGTGCTTATCCAGACTTGCTTGATCATCCTAAGATGACGGGCTTGAAAGAGATTACATTTGAAACAAATGGTACTCAAAAACTCACTGCTGAGTTTAAAGACTACCTAGTGCAATGGCAAATGCCTGAACTGGCCTACAAAAAAGAAGTGACGTTTAGTGTCAGTGCCAAACTCAGTTGTTCAGGCGAACAACCCAGTGAGGCCATACGCCCAGACATAGTCTGTGAATATCAAGAAGCTGGACATGTGTATCTCAAGTTTGTGGTGGCCACTGAAGAGGACGCAGAAGAGGCTCTAGAAGCTGTGGATATCTATCGAGCAGAAGGTTTCACTGGTAATGTTTATCTCATGCCTGTAGGTGGAGTTGAAACTGTCTACGCACTAAATAACCGCAGAGTAGCAGAACTAGCAATGAAACATGGACTGAGATATTCAGACAGATTGCAGGTGCCACTGTTTAAAAATGAGTGGGGTACATAATGAAAATAATTAAAAAACTATTTGGTCTAGATAAGCTAGAAGCTTCTATCCAAAAAGCTGAACTGGATTTAGCAGAAGCCAATACCCGATTGGCCGCTGCTGAGGCTGCATCTAAAACTGCCGAACAAGCAGAAGAAACGGCCAAACTCTCGCCAAAAGAACGTGCCACTAGACGCAAAGAAGCATGGGTCAGTGTGATTAACACTCATGTCAACAAAGATAACATACGGAATGGCTTTTTTGAGCTTGACTGGAACGACCAATTTGTGCTACAATTAAAGCAAGAGGGATATGGTGAAGATGGTGACAAAGAAGAAGAAATTGTTGATCGTTGGTTCCGTGAACTCTGTGCTAATGTGGTAGTAGATGGTGATTTTGGCGGCCCTGTGAATACAGGTGTTATAGACATACAAACAGTAAAGAAAACAAATCAATGACCTATATTTTAGTTGATACAGCAAATACATTTTTCCGTGCTCGCCACGTGATCAACGGTGATGCTGATATCAAACTGGGCATGGCCTTTCATATCACTCTAAATTCGATACGCAAAGCATGGCAGCAGTTCAACGGCAGTCATGTCATATTCTGCTTAGAAGGCAGATCTTGGCGCAAAGACTACTACGCACCCTACAAGCGAAATCGTTCAGATGCTCGTGCTGCTCACACAGAAAAAGAAGCAGAGGAAGATCGTGTGTTCTGGGAAGCCTTTGACACGTTTAAAGAGTTTATCACAGACAAAACAAACTGCACTGTGATGCAGCATCCTCGCCTAGAAGCAGATGATTTGATCGCAGGCTGGATACAGAGCCATCCAAATGACAAACATGTGATTATCAGCACTGACACAGACTTCGTACAATTGATTGCACCCAATGTCACACAGTACAACGGCGTCATGGAACATGTGATCACACATGAAGGAATCTTCGATGACAAAGGCAAAAGAATTATTGACAAGAAAACACAAGAACCCAAAGCTGTCCCAGATCCCGAGTGGCTCTTGTTTGAAAAATGCATGCGTGGTGATACCAGTGATAATGTCTTCTCGGCGTATCCAGGTGTGCGTACTCGAGGCACAAGCAAAAAAGTGGGTCTTAGTGAAGCGTTCGAAGATCGTGGCACCAAAGGATTTGCGTGGAACAATCTCATGCTTCAGAGATGGACTGACCATGAAGGCCGAGAACACAGAGTCCTAGAAGATTACGAACGCAATCGTAGATTGATCGATCTCAGTCATCAGCCTGATGACATCAAGGCCATCATCTCAGAGACCATTGCCGCAGCCATCAGCGCAGAAAAAAATGTCAGCCAGGTTGGCCTTAGACTAATGAAGTTCTGTGGTCTGTATGATCTCAAGAAGATATCAGATCAGGCCGCAAGTTATTCGGAGCCATTGAATGCGAGATATCTAGTTGGAGAACATCATGACTGATTTACATGCAAAAACAATCATAGACAACAAGTTTTGGATCGTAGAAGAAAACGGTGAGAAGATCGCTACTCTGAGAAAAAATGAAGATAACAGATTTGTGATGAGCAATCAAGACGGAGTAAAAATCTACGAAACCAAAGAACATGTGACTAGAACATTTGGTAAAAAATTCTTTAC